TAATACATATAAAGTTAATGTAGAAGGAATTTCCCCAGGAAGTAATGTATTAAGTTTTGTTTGTTCAATAAAAGCCTTTGATACTACACCATATTTAGGAGGCATTGCTAATGCTCTAACTAAATAATCATCTTGAGTTACACTACGTTGTTGTGCTGCAAAATTAGCCATTGAGTTTTGTCTAATTTCTTGATTAGTATCCCCATCACCACCACCTGAAGCTGCTACTGGGTTGTTTACTGTAAGTGAATTAAAAATAGTATTGGCAATATCCCCACTATTACTAATATTAGGAACTTGAAAATTAACTACACTATTTGATAAAGTAGTTAAATTACCTGCTCTAACATTAGCACTTGCTCCACCTCCTGTTAGATATCTTATTGTTAATTGACCTGTGGGTGCTATACCATAAGTATCAGTAAACATAAAATTTTGGGGTGAATACGCAGCTGTTAATTTATTTTTTTCAAATGGTAAACCTAAACCAACATTATCAGCATTTGGGGTTACTTCCTCATCTACATCATTAGTAGTACCTGATCCAAACTGTATTTGGAGAGTAGTAGGATTCGTAAATCTTGTAGCAAATCTTCTTTGGATTTGTTTTAGTTTTAATAAATAAGGAGTATTAGTATTATCACTGTAGAAATTAGGATCGTTGGGGTTAGTATTCTTAATAGAATCATATACCATTTCTTGACCTAAATGTGGTACTTCATACCATATATTACCATCAGCATCTACAATATCTAATATACCAATTAAATTAGGGGCACTAATATCTGTTGTAAAAAATTCTGTAGGGGTACTCCCAGCACTAATAGTAGTTGTATTAATTGTAGCTGAGATTGCTTTTCTTGTTTTTTTAAGTAAAAAGAAATCTACTACACCTGCGGTTTCTTGGTAAATAGAAACTGTAGTAGGATCTTGAGAGGAAGATGTATCAAAATCAACAGGATCTTCTACTAAAAATTTAATATTTGAATTAGTTAAGGATGAAACTTGGGAGTTTTCTGCTACTAAAAGAGCATAATCATAATCTGGGATGTAACCACCAGCACCATCACTTTTTCCTGGGACTTGTTGGTAAAAGTCAATTGGGGTTTCTGCTACTCCTGTAACTTTGGGGTTGTATCCCATCATATAAGCTAAATCATATAAATTTTTAGCTTCACGAGCGTATTGTAAAAAAGTTTCTTGAAATTGATTATCTTGATAAAATGATAAAACATCACCTACATAAGATGACATTTCCATAAACATCATACCTGGGGATGATGGGGTAAAATCATTATAAGTAGTTGGAAAATATGTTTTAGAAAAGTTAATTAAACTTTGTCTTAAACTTCCAAAATCCCTATTAATATATTTTATATCTCTATTAGTAGTTGCCATTATTCAAATGTTATATTAATTTCATCACTTATACCTGTATTTACAACTCTATATTTTAAATTTACAGTAATTATCATATTATCTTCTTGACCTAAAACGTCTAAAGATACAATAGTAACTGAAGGGAAATATTGGCCTAGTTGGTTTTGAACATCTTCTTTTAAAAAATCTAAATTATCCTCTGTTATCTGTTGAAAGATATATTTGCGTAAATTTCCCCCAAAATCAGGATTTAAATTTCTTTCTCCCTTATTAGTTAAAAACCAGTTAATTAAATTAGTTTTTAATGCTTCACTTGTTGTAAATGTAGATTTAAATACATCAGGTTCACTAAAAGGAAGTGCAACACCTACTGCTGTACTAGGTTTAAAATCAATTGGAGATATTCTTTTAGCGTTATATGCCATTATTTATTTGTCATTAGACCCATAATTTGGTCTAAACCAACATTACCTTCAGGTAAGGCTGAGCCTTCAGCAGTTGCTGGACCTGCAGGTCTAAATGTGTTAGTATCTGCTGTTGTTAAATTCATATTTCCATTACCTGCTGCCATTTGAGATAACATTTGTTGTCTAAATGCTTTTTGTGCTTCTGGGTCTGGTTTTGTTTGTGGAGCTGCAACTGAAAGGTTTTCGGTAATTGCAGGTTTAGGTGAACGGACAGCTTCTAAAAGAATATCTTTTAATTCCTCTTGAATAGCAGCTTTCACTTCTTCTCTAATTACTTTTCTTAATTCGTTTAATTTCATGATTATAAATATTGGTTTAATATGCTTTTAAATCGTCTCTATCGATAATAAATTTGAGTTCATCAATTAATACTTGGGGATTTGATGCAAATGAAAATTCAGTTGCAATTAATACAATTCCTGAGTTATTTTTTCCTACAGCCCTATTCTGGTTTACTGTATCTGTAAATTCTTTAGTTTCAATTTCTAAGATAAATCCTTTATAAGTAGATTCATTAGTTGAATTCTCAGCTATTAATTCATTTGCAGCAGTATCTTGAATAGTTTTTGATGTATCTGTTAATGTAGAATTAGGATTACATATTTTAATTAATATATCTAGACCTTTTAATAATTTTACAGTTTGTAATATGGTAGCTTGTGTTGAAGCTACTGCAGGAGATACATTTGATGCAGTAATAGTAATAGGTGGTAGTCTGGGAGTTCCGTCAGGATTAAATAATAACTTATCAGTAACATCACCTAATGTAGATACTCCAGCAGGTACAGCACCTGGTAGAGCAAAAGGAATAAGTGCCATTGCTATGGTGGCTCCTGTTTTAGTTTGAGATAAACGGGTTACTAAACCTTGAATAAAATTTGCAAAACCTGCTCCAAAATCAATTGTTACAGTTAGGGCATCTAAAGTATTTCCAATACCGTTTATATATTCAACTAAATTATTTCTTTGTTCAATTATATTATCTAATTCATCTGTAGTAGGACAAAATTCACTTTTAAATGTTTCAGTATCAAAGTCTTCTAATATAGTTTCAATATTAGTAATTCCAAATTTAGCTAAAAGTTCTGTTAGTCCTGGGAGTACTTTAGTTAAAAATTTACCACTTTGACTTAAAATTAAAGATGATAATCTAGCTTGACCTTGGGTTTTTAAGTTATTTGGGATGGATTCAGAAAGTTTTCTTATATCAAATGATGATAAGTTTAATCTACCTTTAAGTCTTGACCTTAATTGGGCATCTTTTTCTCTTTTTTGTTCTATAGAAGCAGGTGTAATCATTATACAGTAGAGGTAGTTTTAGATAATGTATTTTTTAATCTTTGTTTATATCCATTAATCTTAAAGTTTATAGTTTGAGCCACAATACTTGTAGGTGCTAAAGGAGCACCTATTGGAACACCAGGTTGTGATTGGAGAGTATTAGTAAGAGTAGATAAATCACTTAACACATCTGTTAATAATGTAACTAATTCATCTCCTAAAATTACAGGTTGAGAATTATTAGTACCTCCTAGGTATACTTTATTTGATTGAAATACTGTATCCCCAATTGTATCTGTATAAATACCTTCTATAGCATTTAAATTTATTGATTTAGCTGATGATAAAAGGATATGGTCGCGAGTTGTATTAAATAATAATCTTCCAGAACTAAGAATAGCTTGGGAATCACCAGCATAGGATTTTGGAGAAGTTGGTGGGTTATCTCCATATGATAAGTAATCATTAGTAGAAGAAACTTCAATCGGAATATTTTGTGTTGAAGTAAGATAAAAAGATGATAAATCTTTATTAATAGCTTCTAAGGTTTTGGATTGTGCTGGGGAAGGGAGTTCAGGGTTTTGACCGTTTCTAAATAATAATATAGGATCACCTGCTGATCCTGTTGTAGACCATAAATTTAAAGGTTTTGGGTCAGATTCTTGTTGAACTTCTTCTGTTCCTTCTACTACTACTTGAATTTGTGTAAATTGTTCTTTAGAATATTTAAGATCATTAGGGTCATCAACACCTCTAGTATAAGGAGTTTCACCTATTTCAAATGAAGTAGTAATATTTTGGTTAAGAATATTGCTATTTAATAAACGTTCTTTAATATTAGAAGAACGTAATCTTGCTAATTCTCCTACTTCAATCCCTTGAGGTGGGGTAACTTGGGATTCACTAGATTTAATAAATATTGAAATTTTATCTTCTTCATATTGATTAAAAAATTGTTGTACCCTATTTTCTAAAATAATTAACTTATTTTCTAAATCTAAAGGAACATTAGTCTGCCCACTTGGAAAATTTACGGATTCTAAAAAGGTTTTTCTAATTGTTTGAGTAGTAGTAGGTTTATTATAAAATATACTAGTACTACCAAATCTAATACTATTACCCCATCTACCTTCATAAATTATATCCCCCTCATAAGGAAATAAAGGATAAATATTGCTTTTTTCTCTAAAATAAGTACCAGGTTTGAAGGTGTTATTATCCTCTTCTGAGGATTTATTAGATGAGCCTGCATCTACTTCCAAAATACTTTTATCTTGGGATGTTGGTTTTAATTGAGAATAAGGATTGGGGGTTGGGTTAGTATTAATATTATCCCACATATTTACGGGACAAATATAATAATGTTTAAATTTAGCTGTATCACTTGACCATTCACTTGATGGAGCTTGAACACAAAATACTACTTCATTTATTAATGGTATATAACTAATATTAGGAAATAAAGGGGAGGCTGAAATTAATTGTTGGTCTTGGACGGTTGCTTGATTAGTAAGTATATCCCCAGTAATCTCACCATTAGTTAAAGAAGGAGAATTATCAACTGCTAAAACTCTAACTGGGATGATTTGATTAGCAAGAGTGTTAAGAGCACTCTGAACAGAGTTGTTAGTTATTTTATTTATATCTCTCCCAAAAGCCATAATTACTTAGTTTGGAGTTTTTCCATTTCCTCAAGTAATTGAGCTTTTTCCTCATCACTAATACCTAAACCACCATCCTCACTAGTAGAATTTAAAGCACGTTGAACTAACGTAGCCATTTTAATTAGTGCGTCGTCATTTTTAACACCAATTTCCATGTATTCTTTAATGAGGGGTACAATAAGTGTAGCATCACCAATATCGGAAACCATTGGTTTTAATTCAGATATAAGCGCGGTTACTTGTGCTTCGCGGCGCTTTTGGTTATTATAGATTTCCTCAAGTAAATCCGAGAATTTCTTATTACCAAATACTGTTTTTTCGAATTGTTGACTCATATTTATAG